AACACCAGAAATGCTGACCGATTTAGCGCCTGTAACTGTACCTACAAACCCGCTTGCCAGAACTCCAGACAACGCCGTAGTGTTGCTGACAAGAACCGACCCTACGCTACCACTTGCTCCTACACCAGATAGGGCGATTGTGATATTGACTGTTGGAGCTTGAACCGAACCTGTTGCACCAACTCCAGTTAAAGCAATGGTTATATTGGCGGATGTGGAACCAACTGCGCCTGAAGCAGCATCTCCTGTAAGCGGTAATGAACCGCTCCAAGCTCCATCACCCCAATTACCACTGCCCCAACTCAGAGCCATAACTCACCTATTAGGTGGTAGACAAACGCAATAAAGCAGTTGTCGTTGTATTGGAAGGCATTGTCAAAGTGAATGTACCAGCCGTGATGGTCTGTGAACCAAAAGTATGAACTGAAACTGCCTTATTGCTCTGTGTTGAGTTATAGATCAAAACAGTATCAAAAGCAGTGGTTAGAGTCACTGTGGAGTAAACCAAGTTGGCTGAAGGCGTCCAGTAGCCAACACCAGCCGTAGATGAACTGTTGGTAGATGTTGGGTTGGTTGCATTCGTGACCGCAATACCGCCTGCCGTATAGCCTGTACCAGATACTTCGTTGGTTGCTGAGTATGCTGTTGTAGCCGCATTGATCGTAGCGGTTGTCACATACAAAGCCGCCTTAAATGTATCGGCAGTATTTGCTGTATGGGCGGGGTTAGAAGAACTAAAGTTGTGCGTAGCGCTCAACAGTTCGCCTAAGAAAGAAGTGCACATTGATTGAGTGTTGGCCAATTTAAGCTCCTTATGCCATTGATGCGGCGATTAAATCCATGAAAGGTGATTTCTTTAAAGTCACATGCGCTGAACGGTGCACGAGCTCGCCATCCAACCAGTATTCAACCCATGTTGTGTACTCATTTTCATCGTCAACTACGCCTTCTTTCTTTTCAAGAAGAGAGTCGTCCATATCGCCTTTGGTAGTTGTAACGAGCATTATGCGATCCTCAAAATTGCAGTGGTATTAGTGACTGTCGGAAACTGCACTGTGAATGAATTGGCGCAAGTGATATCGCTACCAAAGTCTAATACACAAACAGACGCGTTACCTTGTGTTTGATTGTAGATCAGAGCCCCGCGAGCTGTAAATGCTGCTGGATTCCAAACAGCATTTGCAAATGACCAATAAGCCGTGGTTCCGGTTGTACCAGAGGTCGGTGTCTGAGTGATGACCAATTGTTGGCCGCCCGCCGTATAACCTGATCCTGTTACTTCGCCCACGCTTGTATATACCGTTGTAGTAGCACTCAAAGCCGCGCTAGATGTATACAAAGCAATATAGAAGGTGTTTGGACTAGTAGGCCCAAAGTTATGCAAACCTTGAGCCAGTTGAACCTTAAAGCTAGTCGTCGCGCCTTGATAGATAGCCATTAGGTCACCGCCTGTCTATATTGACCTGATCTATAAGAATCCGTACGCTCCATGCCATCGCCAAGACGTTTAGCCAATCCAAGAGCTTCAGTGTACTTCTGAATGTACAAGCCCATCATATCTTGGTCACCTTTCATAAAGGTGTAAGCTTCGACCAAAGAGCCATACAAAAGCACGGTATCAAAGTTGTCCCCAAGCCAAGAAGTACCACTTGGATTATTAACGGTATCCGCGATAGATACAGGATAATAATAGTAGTGTAACTCAGCGTTGTAAGCAGTATCAGGAGTAGGGCCCAAAATGAAAGTAAGCTCATTTGTAATACTCCCACCAGTGACAGTCGGACCAAAAAGAGCATAGTACTTTGGCTGACCATAGCTAGCGGGGTCGGGATATGCCTGACGCATATAGTTTACATCTTTGTTTAAAAGATATAAATAAGGCCCGCCACCGACAGGGTAAATAGCCAAAGAGTAAGGAGCAAGGAAATCATTTGGAGTTGCCAAATATTGGTTGTACTGCGTAATGGACCCCGTCACATTTTTGCGTAGCGACGGGAACTGTACAGAGTTGTATATACGTTGTTCAGCTTGTTCAACAAACAAAGGGATATCATTTACGAAAGTTGTTTCGTAGTTCTGTGTGTAATCCTGAATCGCTTGTTTAAGCTGCGTATAGTTCATGCCATCGGACCTCTAGACATTTTGCCTTTAGTAGCAGCACCTGTACCACGCATCTGAATACCAGATGTTTTTATGGGTGGGTACTCGTTACTACGGCTATTGGCTACAGAAACATTGGCATTACGCAAATATTCTTTGTTATCAGCTACGCCCGCATGAACAGAATTAACATCTATGGTTTTATCTTCCATAGTATGAGGTTTGGCATATTCTTCGGCTGGGCCGTTGAATTTTTTGCCTGGGGCTTTAATAGATGTAGCCATATTAGCCACCTCTACCAGAAGAACGCTGGTTCATGACCTTAGCCATGTTGCGTCCATATTTCATCATTTGAGCGCTGGTTTTCCCGCCTTTAGCTAATTTGGTCAAAGGCTTGCCAGGATGATCGTGACGCTCGTGTTTGTGCACAGCAGCCGCAATCATTTTCTTGTCCTGCTTGATGTCCTCTTTGTCGACTTTTGCCATCATAAACTCCTATGTTACGGCTATCGTTACTGTACCAACTTGTACCACCGGTATCAAGTCATTTTGAGTCAATGGCACATCGAAATTACGAGAGCCACCCACCGGGTTCCATCCCCATTGAAAAATCCTGCTACCTTCACCCTGACTTCCGTCAGCCAGCAAACCAGACTGCACATAGCTTCTGTCAGGTCTTGGGTTACGAAGACCTTGTGGGTCATCGACTGGATACATGCCCAATTGTAATTGAGGCTGATCTGGGTCCCAACACCTTGGACATACCAATAGCTCAAAGTTTTTGGTCTTGATAACTTCCCGTTTAAGGACAGTTAACTTAAACCTAAAACCACATCGATCACACTCCGCGATCGCATTCTTACCAGAAGCAAACCGGTTGCCCATCAGTAAGTCGATCCAATAAACTGTTGACGAGGAACAAAACGAATCGCTGCTTTCTCACGGTCTTCATCTGCCGCAAGCTGCCATGCCTCATCGTATTGTTGTTTCAAAATCGGTAATCTTTGCAATCCTTCGGGTGCTTTAAGCCCTAGATAGTAGGACAAACCCGCAATCATGCAAGGAATAAATCTGAAAGGAACATCCATGACATTGACGCCAGTTCCCGCATCTTGGGTTCTGCGCAGTCTCCAATATACAAATTGGTATTGTTGTGCGTTGTCTGGAGCAGGCCATACGTTGATGGATGGCAAGTTCTGATACACCACTTTAGCCCCGGCGGTGTGAGCCGCAGCCGTGGTATTGTTCTGTCCTCTATAGCAATTACCAAGCGTATTACCGCTCGTGTAACTGTAAAAAATTGTCTCGTTATCGATCTGAATGAAGGCAGTATTGGGAATACCAACCACAGAAGATAACGTGATTGTGGTGTCAGTGGCGCTGATTGACTGGGCTAGAGTCAAAGTGGTTGAGTAAGACTGCCCGTCAAGACGCTGAATCCATACCTGAATGGGACGGCCTTGCTGAATCTTATTGGGTAGTGTGGCGTAGGTAGAAACACTAATACGCGTGATCGTCAAATCCGCTTGGGTAGACGCCACGTTAGCCTGTGTTCTGATCACATGTTCAAGCAAATCCACGGTATCTAAAGGCAATGGATAGGTTATCTGGCCTGGGACCAGATTGATCACGTTGGAATCCATCGTCCACATATTCACGCCACGGTTTGCCCAATCAGCAAACATGATGTTCAAGCTACGAGTAGCACTACGCAAATCGTAGCCCGTGCGTGACTCTGAACCAACTCGCTCAAATGCTTCCTCAACCACTTCGGTGAGGTCTAAATTAAACGCTGATGATCCAGATGTATTTGCCATGTTATTCAGCCGCAGGAGTTTCGGTTATGTCATCTGGATGATCAAATTGCTCATGAGGCACATCATCCATAAAAGCTGCTACCGCCGCTGGTTCTTCAACAGCAACAGGAGCAGGATCAGCAACGACAACAGGTGCAGGAGTCTCAACGGGTGCTGGAAGATAGCTTTCTAAACCATTGATGATATCCAAAAGTTTATCTTCAACG